GTCAAATTGTTGCCCCACACTAGAAGCTAAAGATCCACCTATAGTTGAACCTCCTAACCCTAACTGACTAGCCATAGCATTTGCTCTTCTTAATTCTTCTGTATGTTGCTCATCTAGTATCTTACTTAGTTCTATATTTGCATTTTTTCTTTCTTCTATAGATTTACTTTCATCATCTCTTATTTGTCTTTGTACTTCTGCTCTTTTTTGAAATTGTAATTGTATTAATTGTTCCTCTGCTTCTAATAATCTTGCTTCATTTCTTTGTCTTTGTAAACTTGCACTGGCAGTATCACTAGCTCCTGCTAAATTAAACATACCCAAAGTTAAAGCGTCCACAACCTTTAAAGCTCCTATAAATACTTCTACTACTATATTAACCACTTTTTGCAATAGATCCATACCTCTAGCTACTAAATCTGTCATTTTTTGGTTTCTTTTAAAAGCCTCAAATAAAGACGCTAACAATCCAAGTAAAAGACCTATACCCATAGCTTTCATAGCAGTTGCTATACCTTTAAAACCTGTAGCAACGCCTTTACTTGCAGTACCTACTCCCTGCATAGCTGTTGAAGTTTTACCTAAACCTGTAACCGCTTTTGCACTTTCTATTACTAACTCTATTATCTTTTTTTGTTTCGCCATAATCTTTTAAATTGTTTTTTTATTTTACTTATATCTTCTGTGTACTCATCTATACCATAAAGAAAATCATAATCTTTATCTTCAAAATTAATATTGCTTACAATTTTTAATATTGCAGTTAAGTATAACCCTTTTATATTTATATCTTCTTTTAATTCCATTCTAACACATCATTGTTTTCAAATAATATTGTATCACCATTTTGATAAATAGCCAAGCTCTGATATACTTTTGTTCCGTCTGATCCTGGTAGCCTTTGTGCTATAAAATTAGCTTTAGCCACCCATTTAATAGTATAGTCGGCAGAGCTTGATGTTACTGTTACTTTAAAATAACCTTTGTCTGTAAATTCTGTTAAATCTATTGTAGGTGTAGTTGGAAAACCTGTACCCTCAGTTTTTCTAACAAAACTACCCCCTGCAGTACCGTCAAAGGCATATGCTAATTTTCTTTTTAATATTGTGTCGTATTTACCATAAAAAGTAGCTCCTATATTACTAGCTCCTTTTACAATAGTTCCTATAATATCTATCTCTAAATATGTCATACTATAAGGACTTAACTGTAAAACATTTGCTAAATTTTGTGTTTTTAAATCTTCTGTTGTTGTACCCTCTGTAACACATTCTAATAAAACAGTCGAATATTGAGCTGTAACACCTGCTCTTTTTAATTCTACTGAATTAGTAGTAGAACCTATCATAGGCAACATTACAGGGGGATTATTATATACTCCCTGTACTAAACCTGTAACATCACTAACGCCACCATTTACTACATTTACATCTAAATTGTGATAACAAGTACCAACACCTGTACTGTCATTAGTAACCATAAAATTCCAATCATCATTCACTTCTTGACAACACTCATTAGTAATAGTAACTTCTGTAGTACCGTCTGCAGGGTTTACAAAAGTAATAGTACCGTCTGCATTAAAACTACCAGGTACACCAGAACAATCATAATTTAATTTAGTAATAGCTTTTAATAAAGTAACTTTAGTTGATTTGTTACCACCTACTAAATATTGATCTATTTTTAAAACTCTCCATAATGTATTTTTTATATATACAGGGTTTTTAAATGCGTTAGCTTCAAATTCTACTATATCTGTAGGTGTTAGATTTAGATAACATTCCATTATCCTAGCTTCTTTATTATATATCTCATTAAAGTATTGCGACCAATAATTATAGTAATATCCTTTATCTGTAACTTCAACTCCAAAAGGATTATGACACCACCAGGGAGAATTAAACCTAGGACTTACCCAATCCCATAACAAAGCCTTTGTAGTAGCAGTTATTCCTGTATCTAAGTTATCTAAATTGTATTGTGAACATATTGGAAACTTATTACCTGTAGAAGCGTGAGTTGTGCTACTAAACCCTAATATATGGAAACTATAAGCAGCTCCATTTGTTTCTGGTACAGGATTACCATTAGGTAAAGATAAATCTATAGGGTTTCCACTATAATAAAATAATCTAGGCTTACCGTCTGTTATACCCTCTCTTTCTACAGGATCTAAATTATTTATTTTATACATTTGACCTACACAAGCATTAACACTACTATCGCCACCCCAAGAAAAATAAGTGTCTTGTGTTGGTATTCCCTGTGCTATAAAAGGAACAAATATGCTAAAGTTCTTTCCCTCACCACTACTAAAATCTCCACCGTATTCTGTTTTAGTACCATAAATTTTTTCAAACTTTTCTGTATATCTTTCGTTTAAATGGTCTGTACCCTCAAGATCAGAGAATACAAATTTTTCTTTTTGTAGCTCATTTGTTGATTTTACTACTTGTTCTTTAGATAGGTCTAATTTTTCCGTCCAATATTGAGTAGATCCACTACCTATATAATCTTGATAAGGCTCTATAATAAGGTTATTAGAGTTGCTAGGATCATTTAAAACAACTAAGTTAAATCTATTTACTAAATCTCTTACAAAATCTGATTGGTTTATGTCAGGCATATTTTCTGCCATTACTACCTGCATACCATAACTACCATTAGTATAACCTGATAATCCATTATTAATAGACCTTATAGTTCCACTATTTACTGTTATAGAAGTTGTGTCGTTAGCGTCATTTATTAATCCATATGGACTTACACCTATTGTTTCAAATCTTAACCTTAAACTAACCGCTCCCCCCTCGGATAAATCATTTAACCAAAACTGACCACTAAAATTTACATTATTTAAAGGAGAACCATATATACCAAATTGTTGCATAAAACATTCCTGCCAATTTTCATCAGAATCACCTAAAGCTGTATATTG